TCAGCGTACGCTTTCAAGTCCTTGCCGAGATAGTAGGCGTCTTGCGTGAGATCGAACCCCTCAGGGTCTTGACCGTCGAATATTTCAAGATTGACGCGCCAGGTAGCGTAATTGGTCCAGCCGTTATAGTTAGCTTTGCTCATAATTGATTGTCCTTTAGTTGATTGGATTAGCCGACGCAATGCGCGCCCATATACGCCCGCTTTCACGGGCGCATAAAGTCAAGCACTAAGCTAGCTTCGCCCATGCAGGGATCATAGGCTTATCAGCGTCGACGCGCATGGGCATAACGATCACGATCGACTCATCACGCAATCCGGTAACCTGCGCAGCGCTGCGTCCGTTGTGATGGATGACAACGTTGTGCCAATCGACGTTTAAGGCTTTGCGTGCGTCGTTTAGTCGAGTCATTAGCTCAAGATTGAAATGCGCGATTTCACCCGATAACGTCGCAGGGATGACTCGACGCCAATCAGGGAACTTGCCGTCGACCAGCGTGTTAGTGACAGATGTTAGGCCCGTAATCTTGTACGTTGTGTTGTGCTTGATCATAACGCCAGGCCGATCGGGGTCCGGTGTTGGCGCCGGTTCGTTGATCTCGATCGTAATCGGCAGCGCATGCTTGCCTGCTTTCATAGGTTTAACCGCCTCAAGATCAGCGCGGCTAATAATGTATTCGCCCGTCAATTTGTTGTCGACGTCGCCCTCAGGCACTGCGATTGACATGAGTATGTGCCCATCCGTTGCGACTAGCGCGACGCGATCACGCGTCGCATCAATTGCGATGCTATTGAGGTAATAACGCAGATCATTTTTAGCTGCGAAAACTAATAAGGCTTTGATAATTGAGTGATCAATAGTGATTTTCATGATTGGCAATCCCCTTTTGGTTGTTTGAGCCTTCAGTGTAAGACATTGTTTTGCAGATTGTCAAGTATGGGCAATATTGGTAGTGGTTTTGAAAGGGGTTAGGTAATGAAAAGGGGTCTGATTGCCAATGAGCGCGGCTTGTAAGCGCTTGATTCGACGAGGCTTTCTCGGCTATTGGCAAAATTGTCATGTTTTTTTCAAAAAAAAGTCGCAGACTGTTTATGTTACCTAGCAGCGATTATTTTTGCATGACAATATTGCCAATATTGCCAAAGCCCGAATCGAGGGCGCCACGTCATCGCGCCCCCTCTTTGCCGGTTTTCTCTCTGGCTATTGGCAATCTTGGCAATGACAAACGGATTGCCAATATTGCCAATCAACTAACCGCATTGGCAATCTTGGCAATCAAAAACAAATAGCCAATCTTGCCAATGTCACATCATCATCGCGCCACCAGGCACGCGCTGCCAGGCATGAATCGTTATGCCGATCAGATCAGTCAATCGTTCTGTTTGCTAGATCGCTTTTTGCATTTGGCTTTTTGCTGGCAAAGCCCCCCCCCTAGGGCCGACGGCCTGGCCGGTCAGGGCCGGTGGGTCCACAAGAAATTTTTTTATTTTTAACAGCCCAACAGCCCAACAGCCCAACAGCCCAACAGCCCACTAAGCTAAGAAATTTTTTTTATTTTTAAAAATCCAACACGCCTATACAAAAGTATTAGAATGTCTTACGCTCGCGTTGTAGCGACGTTAGGTCATCTTGGTAAAATTGGCATATGTTTAAAAGTCTTCCTCTTACAACGCGTGAAATCAAAGCGACGGAAGCGGTACTGGAGCGCATATACGACGCTGCGTATCTTGGCTTGAAAGAAGATTCGTTGGCGTTAGCAGCAGGGTTGTTACCTGTAGAGTACCGGCTCTTGAAACAGCATGACAAACTTGCCGAGATTGCCGAACTCAAGGGACGCGCTGATAGTGAGCGCGAGCACAGCCAGCACATGTTGAACGCTGCGCGGAATGGCGACGCTAAGGCAGCGCTAGAGATACTGAAGCACACGCATGGTTGGGTCGCCAAGCAAGCCGTTAGTATTGAAGTTGATCAGCGCATTAGTGTGATTGACGCGCTACGTGCTGCGGAGACGCGTGTGGATGAAGGTAAAGTGATTGATGTAACGCCACCAAGTGAAAAGCTAACCCATGCAAAAGCCGATATACAGTCCGGAAGACGAGCAACTGCTGATGACGCGGTTGTGGTCGCCCGCGATTAAAGACGACCCCGAAGCGTTTGTACTGTTTGCTTTCCCATGGGGGCAGGAGAACACGCCGCTTGAGCACCACCACGGCCCTAGAAAATGGCAGCGCGACGTATTAAGAGAAATCAAACAACACATTCAGAAAAATAAAAACGTCACTGAGTTTGATGTTCTCAGGATGGCTGTCTCTTCTGGTCGTGGTATTGGTAAATCGGCGCTGGTGAGCTGGATCGTGCTTTGGATGATTACGACTAGGATTGGTTCTTCGGTAATTGTGTCGGCCAACTCGGAAGCTCAGTTGCGTTCTATTACATGGGCTGAAATAACTAAGTGGCTTGCTATGATGATTAATAGCCATTGGTGGGAAATTTCTGCCACTAGAATTACGCCTGCCAAGTGGATAACCGAGTTAGTAGAGCGAGATCTTAGAAAAGGCACCCGGTACTGGGGTGCAGAAGGTCGTCTATGGTCGGAAGAAAATCCGGATTCTTATGCTGGCTTACACAATTCAGATGGTGTCTTACTTATTTTTGATGAAGCATCCGGTATACCCGACGCTATTTGGGATGTAGCCCAAGGCTTTTTTACTGAAAACACCCCGCACAGATTTTGGGCTGCGTTCAGTAACCCGCGACGCAACACGGGGTACTTCTTTGAGTGCTTCCACGCCAAGCGCGACTTTTGGCGCACAAGGCAGGTGGACGCAAGGACGGTCGAGGACACTGACAAGCAGGTGTATCGTCAGATCATTGATGAGTATGGCGAGGACTCAAGCCAGGCGCGGGTCGAGGTGTACGGTGAGTTTCCGTCAAGCGGTGACGACCAGTTCATCTCGCCAAGCCATGTGGCTGACGCGGCAGCAAGACCTCGGTACAAGGACGAGACCGCGCCGATTGTAATTGGCGTCGATCCGGCACGAGGTGGGGCGGACTCGACAGTGATCGTGGTCAGGCAAGGGCGCGACCTAGTGGCGATCCATCGGTATCATGGTGAGGATACGATGACAATCGTGGGTCGGGTAATCGACGCCATCGAGCAGTACAAGCCAACGCTCGTGGTGCTCGATGAGGGTGGGCTAGGGTACGGTATCTTAGATAGGCTGCACGAGCAGCGCTACAAGGTCGTGCGAGGGGTAAACTTCGGGTGGAAGGCGAAGAACCCTATTATGTATGGTAATAAACGCGCCGAGCTGTGGGGGCTGATGAAGGAGTGGCTTAAAACGGCGTCGATCCCTAACGACAGAGCGCTCAAGTCTGATCTAGTTGGGCCTACCATAAAACCTAATTCGTCGGGTACAATTTTCTTGGAAGGTAAAAAGGAAATGAAAGCCCGAGGATTAGCATCACCCGACGCTGCCGACGCACTGGCAGTGACGTTTGCATTTCCGGTCGCGCACAGGCAGTATGTCGAGAAACAAACTAATCGTGCGTACAACGCCAACGGCGTAACGACATCTTGGATGGGTGCTTGATGGCAACGAAAGGAAAATGATGCCACTTGTTAAATCGACCAGCAAAGAAGCCTTTCGTAAAAACATTAAGGCTGAAGTTAACGCAGGCAAACCTGTTAAGCAGGCTGTTGCAATTGCTTACAATACCCAACGTGCTGCGGCGGCTAAAAGGCCAAGCCCTAAACCTATGACGAAGAAAAAGTAATGGCAACGCTTAAGCAAGACCCTACAGGTATTGAAGGCGCGGGCAAGGTATCGGCTCGCGGCGGTCCTGACCAAAAGGACCACCGCGACACGCTACAACTGATGCGCGATCGGTTACGCCAAGCGATCGGCGCGTACTCGGAGAGCCGCGAAGATGAGCTTGACGACCTGCGCTTTATGGCCGGTTCGCCAGACAACCAGTGGCAGTGGCCGCAAGATGTATTGGCAACGCGTGGGTCGGTGCAAGGGCAGACGGTCAACG